AGCTCCGACCTGTGCGCTAGGACGAGCACCCGCTCGCCCATTCTCACACGGTCTTCAATAATCTTAGAAAATACGATAGTCTTACCGCAACCCGTAGGAAGAACGAGCAATGTGCGTTTTCTGCCCTCTTCCCACTCTTGCTGAACAGCTTCGCGGGCTTCTTCTTGATATTTTCTAAGCTTCATTAGCTACCTCTTAAAATTGCCCAGCTTGGAATCCTGCAGCTTGTTGAGGCGCTTGTGGTTGTTGTGGGTATTGCGGGTATTGTTGAGGTGCTGCTTGTTGCATTGGTTGTTGATATGTAGGTTGCTGTGGTTGACTTTGCACATTCGCATTCAACACTTTAGTCCAATCGACTTCATCTGCATAAATCATTGCTTTAACGTTGTCATATTCACGGTCAGCATATTGTCCAGTACCTTTGCGTTTGTTTACTCGGCAAACACCTTTTGCGCCGATGACACTGTTCCAATTCATGCGAAGTGGTTCACCATGTTTCTTTTGACCGATAGCACCAAAGAACGCTGACAGCATACCTTCTGTTGACGTGTGCAAGAATAAGTTGTGTGTTAATTGTGCTTCACCTTCAGCGGTTTCAATCACAATAGTGACAGTTGCTTTGTTGCAAGCTGGCAATTTCCCTGGATTTTGTGGGTTTGGCGTGTGACGTCCACGTTCCAGGTTAGTAACAGTAAATTGATAGTCTCCAGGCGTGAGCTGTACGAATTCTTTAGCGTCCGTTACGATTTCATCATCCCAACCTAATTCATGGTCAAAGTTATTGTTAAATTGTGTCATGTTAATTTCTCCTTTTTGATTAAGCTAAAATTGTAATATTGCTTTGTTCTGCAAGTTGTGCTTTCAAGTAGTTAGCAACGTTGTTGATTGCATCTAAGCGCCATTTGCCACCATCTGCGCTAAATAATGCCATTTCTGCATTTTTATCAATACGAAAAACAAATTGGCTAGCTGGTTGTTCCACCTCTGCAAATGTGCGATATGGACGTAGCATGACTGGGTTTGGTGCTTTAGCTTTTGCTAAGTTAGCTACCCCAGTTTTGACAGTCGTTGTTTGGCTAACACCGTTATCAACAATTTCTGAACCATTGTCAATTTTAAGCGCGCTTGCAAAATTCAAAACAACGTCACGGTCATCTGTATCCTCAAATTTCGATTGTAGGTAAACGTTGAAGTCAGTTGATGACATGTAGTAACCGTATTGAATACTTGGGATACGTGCTTCAACGCTAACAAGACGTGTACGTACTGCTTTTTCATCATCTTCAGTATAGACAGACACTTGAGTTGGACTTTCCACAATAACCATTAAACGTTGATAGCTAGTGTTGTTAAGCCCTGATTTAAGGTAGTCGACTAAACTATCAAGCGTGCATAATTCAAGTACATCTGGATAAAGTTTCGGTTCAAGCTCAACAAGATTAGCTTTTGAGTCATCATAGTAGTGTTTGTCATCAACTGTGATGATTTTTTCTTCACGGCTTGCTAACTCAACGCCGTATGCAATAGCTTCTTTAATGTTTTCTGACATAATTAATTACCTGCTTTCTGTTTATTGAAATCAATGACATCTTCATTAATGCCTTTTTCTAGCGCTTCGATTGGTTCGCCAATGTCAGTGCGCAAAACTGCTTCATTATCAAAGTAAGTTTGACCAGGCATGCTACTAAGTAACTCATTAGCATAGACTTTACCGTCTTTCTGACCAACAAGAACTGTCGTAGCTGTTCCTTTTTGAGGTGCTAGTGTTGATTTCACTTCCATTGCTGTGCTAACCGTTTGACGACTTTCGTCAGCTTTCATTGTGAGCGTAATCGTTAACTTACGCGCTGGTTTGCTTTCGGTGTTAGGATCAAGAATGTTGTCAAAGATTTTTTCAAGTTCTTTATCTACCTTTTCTTGTAAGCTACCCTCACCAATAGCTGACAAATCTAATTTAATTGTTTTTTCCATTGTGATTCCTTTCTAAAATGGCAAGATACGATTGTCTTTAATCATGCTAAACACTTGGTCCCAAGCGCCAATAAGAACACCGTCGATAAAGCCTGGGTCGTACATGATAACTGGCGTGTCTTCTGGATAGTAACCCTTTTGAGCGACTGCCTTTTGGACTTCAAGCTCTGTGACTTGATTTTGTATCATCAAATCACGCAGAGCCTGTGGCAAGGCTAAATTAGGCTCTTGGTAAGGTTGACGTTCTGGCGCAGGCTGCGTTAAGCTTTCAGGCGCTTGTGACGGTTGCTGTGACGTTTCTTGTGCCTGTGGTTGAACCTGTGGCGCTGGTTCGGCAGTTGGTGTTTGTTCCTGTGTTGGTGCTTGTGGAGCAAGTTCAGGCGCTGTTTGTTGCGGTTGAGGTGTAGGCTGTGGTTGCGCTTGATTAAAGATATGTGCAATACCTGCATAGTCAAACGGCATTTCCTCTGGTAAACCGTGACGGTTTTTAGCATCCCAAGCTGGATGATGTTGCGTGTACAGAACACGTTGTCCACCAGTAGCTTTTTTCTTTTTGTTATCAGCAGTCATTACGACTGTTTTATAATTTGCAAACAAAACCATATCAGCCCATTCTTTAACGAGTGGTGCAGTTTGTGAACTTGTCTTTTTGCCAAGTTTCAATTCCCAACGGTCATAAGAACCCATTTCATCAGGCTGTTCAAATTTACGGATTTGAGCATGTGCTGTTAACACGATATTGATACCTAAGTCTACAAGTTCTGATAAACTGTTCAAAAAACGTCCTAATTCTTCTTTGACGTAAACATAACCGTTACCATAGCCAAAATCTTCAATACCTTTTTTCTGATGCAGTGCGCAGATATCATCTACTATTAAGCTTTCTGCCCAGTCGATTGTGTCAATAACAAGCGTCTTACAAACAGTTGGATTAGCTTTCACCCAAGCAATTTCATTTTTTAGCATGGTGTAACTTGATGGCTTATCCAAGCGTGAGACGTCCATGTTATCTGTTGAACCTTCCGTGTCAATAAATAGCGGTTCTGGAAATTGTGCCGCAAAGGTTGACTTACCAATACCTTCAGGACCATAAACGACTACTTTTTGAGCTCGTGCGCGTTTTCCTTTTGTAATTTGCATTAATCGTCACCTCCGAAAATATCATCAAGTGCATCAAATAGCATTTTAGCCTTGCTTTGATTGTCAACCTTAATTTCTTCTGGTTCTTCACCATCTAGCGTCGTGAGTGTATATTCAGTTTCAACTTTTAGCGGTTCTGCTTCAAATGCTTGTAACAAGCCTTCGTATTTTTCCTTATCTTCTTTAAAATTTTCTTCAGGAATAGAAAGCGCTGATTTAATTTCTTTGGTATAGTTAGCTGTAAATGCTAGAGCATCTTCATTGTTTTTATACGCGCTTAGAAAATAACCTTTTTCTTTGTTGCGAAATACGATAAATGTTTTAGTTTGTTTCATTGTTTTTTCTCCTATTTCTTAAAATTTGCCTGCTTGCCAGCCTTGGGCTTTGACTTTATCTAACTGCGCTCCAACTTCGCTAATTTGCTTATTTAGCGCTTTGTTTTCGATAGAGTAGCCGTCCTCGATAATTACAGCACACTCATCACCAGTTGACACTCTTGTGGCAATAGCTTGTAAGCCTTCTTGTTCTAGCCAAGCGCCGAACTGTTTAAGTGTGATTTGGTCCATTTGTTCCAACTTATCAATCAGAACAAAGCCACATTCTGGTTTGAGCTTACGAACAATCGCAGTAGCTACCATAAGTTGCTGTGAACCACTCATGTTATCCCATTCTTGCCCTTGATATAGAAGTTTACCGTCATTGACTGACAAGCCTTCAAGTGGCAAGTCTGCGTGAGTTAACAAATCTGTTTTCTGCTGACGAACAGTTTCAATGTCGTTAGTCAATTGATTGTATTGTTCGCGTTGTTGTTTTGCGTCGTCTTCGGCTTTATCTTTATCAAGATTAGCGCGAACACGGCGATTAGTTTCGTCAATACGTGCAATGTTCTCTTCAATTTCAGCTGTTGATTCATCATGCAAATCCATTGCATCTGTTTGTGCAATTTGTAAATCTTCTGTTAGTTGATCTAATTGCTGTTCAGCTACTCTAAGCTTCTTTTTTAGTTCATCAACTTCTTGTTGTTTAAAGTCGTAGTTTTGTTGAATGACTGTCACGTTTTGACGCTTACGAGCATTCTCACCATTCTTAGCTAAAATAGCTTGCTGTTGTTGAATAAGTTCTGAAATGCTGACAAGCTCTTTTGGCGCGTCTGGATAGTATGGCTGCTCTTTTGCGAACTTTTCCTTTTGGTCAGCAATCACACCAATTGCATGTCGTTGGTTGTAGATTTCCTTTTCTTTTAGCTCTAGTTCTGTCAATTGGTCACCGACACCGATAATTTGAAGTAGCGTGTTAGCCTTGTCTTTTGGTGTGCTTTCCATGAACTTCGGTAGATTGATAGCTAATTCTTCCACAAAGCTATCAAGTAACTGTTGTCCTGCTTTTTGTCCGTTAGGGTCAATGACTTTAAGCGAGCTGTTCTTACCTTTACGTTCAACAATCAAGCCATTTGATAAGGTTACTTTTAACGTTGGTGGTACCATTGAACCTTCACGCTCTGCCTTACTTGGTTTGTATTTGTTACCACCTAATGCCCAAGCAATACTGTCCAGAACACTGGTCTTACCTTGGTTATTATTTCCACCAATTACAGTTAAACCACTTGCAGACGGTTCAATTTTGACCGCTTTAATCCGTTTGACGTTTTCAATTTCTAATTTATTGATTGTTACCATCAAAATCCTCACTTCCAATTCTGAATGTATTAACTTCTACCGTTTTAGTCTCCGTGATAATTTCACTGTTTTCTAAAGCGAAGCCAAGCAGTGCATTCGTGACACTTGTCAATGTATAACCACATTTGTCTGCAATTTCAGCGATTTCATTGTAAATATCAATATCACACCCAATACGACCATATCCATTTTGTTGAGCTCCTAATTTTTGTTTTGCCAATCTCATTTTGT